TTAAAAGGTCTGACGCTGATATCAATTACCGTTGCGGTAGAATAATCCTGACCTCTTCCCTTTGATACGTCTACAGTCATGACATAATCATGTTCTTTTTGTGGACGGTCATACACTAAAAAGTCACTACCCTCTAGAACTTCTATAGGGTTGGACGCTCTAAATGATAACAGTGTTTCGGCATTGATAAGGGTATCACCTGTTCCATAAAAGGTGTTACCAAACTCTTGGTCAAACTGTAATTGGGAAGTGTTTGCGATAGTTTGTCGCTTCCATTCCTCATCCCTGCCTGGCACATCATACCAGTTTACGGTAAATGGTATAAACTCGTTTACTTTCTGAACCGCCCCTTCCCAGATTTTATGGAACGTATTACCGATACCATTCGCCGTGGAAGTGATAATAACTTTTGTATCCTTACCCGCAGAAATAACAGGATAGGTAGAAGTATAGAATTCATTCGCTCTTTCAACAAAGGCAAACTCGTCAAGAAATAGTAGGTTAACAGACATACCACGAATGGAACTACCAGAGGTAGCAGCGGCGATAATGCGACTATTATTACTAAACTCAATAGAACCTTTGTTAAGTGCTTTACAGCCAGGCTGTAAAAAGAAAGGTAGGTTTTCCAACATGAGTGTAACACGTGCTAACATCTCCCTTGCGGTTGCACCCTTGTTCGCCAATACTGCAATAGTTTTCTCACTGTGAAAACAAGCGAACCAGATAATATAACCAACCGAACTAATAGATTTACCAGAGTGACGACATGCGAGGACAATAGAGAATCTATTGTTATTGAAGTGTTCAAACATTTTTTCTTGATATGGATAAAGTGAAAAAGGTACTAGACCCTCATCAAGAGAGATAACTTTTAGATATGTTTTACAGAAGTATACGGGGTCTTCGGAACACTTGATGTATTCCTTTATCTCCTCTTCGGTAAAATTATGTTGAACCCCATCACGCTTGACATTGATGTTGCCAAGATAGGATTCATTCTGATTCGGGTTCAGCATCTATTACTACATTTTTTTCATTATTAATAAGTCGTTGCAAGTCTGTAGTTGTTCCCACGAATAGATTGTTTGTGGTATTACCTAATTGTTTAGGTTCATCCTTCTGGTTTATGTCTTTGTTCTTCTTATTCAAATCCATAAGTTTGTCATTAACATCTGCCATGTTTTTCATCATGGTAGACAACACTTCAAACGCACGAGGATGTTCACTCTCTCTTGCGACTTCAATCATTAGTTCCATACTCTCTTTACCCTTCTCTAGAATATCGTAGTAGGTTTCACGAGAGTATTCGTAATCGTCTTTTATTCTTTTTTCATCTGACATTATATTGCACTATCCAAATCGGTTTCAATGAATCCGTAATCACTATCCGCACTCACAGAGGTCGGGTTGGGAGTAACCTGTAAGGTCTTGATATATACGTCACTATCATTAAGACCCGCTTCTTGTAAGAACAAGTTGTTACGCACATCACGAATGATAGACTTATTACTATCAGGGCCATATAAGGCAATCTTCATTTCAAAGTCTAAAGTATATATAATAGTCCTACGTTGTTCCACCGCACCTTCAAAGTCATCTGAAAATGTGACACCAGATAGTGTGACAGGAACATCTTCGGTCAACGAATCTATATCAGAAAACGGTTTGATTGTCAAGGTATATTGTGGTGCAAAGTATGGTAGAATCTGTTCTACTATTTGCAGTGCATCATCCTGAGACTTTGCATATATATTCAACTGAAAAGAAATTGTGTATGGGGTTGATGTATAGAGTTGTCTTCTAGATGTGACACTATCCGACACTACTGTTGAGATATTGTTTGTTTTAGGTAGTTGTCTGGTTGCATCATATTGCATATTCGTAATCTCAAAAGACATACGAGGCAACTTGATTGCAACTCTACGTTCCGATTCTTCTCCCTTATTCATCTCTTCCAGACGAGAGATAAAGTTTCTCTTAGGTGCGTAAGACAATGGAACTTTTACTTGTGAGATAGTCTCACCCGAACTGTTCTGTCGTAACACATATAGATTATTAAACATAGAACCAAATACGGATACCGCAGTTCTTACTCGCTTGTGATAAAACCATGTACCAAACATTATGATATATCTCCGAATGGGTTACTTTCTGAGAAGTCTAAGAAGTCCGCTTCAAAGTTATCAAAGACATCGTTTTGTGCATCTTTCTGGATGTTCTGTAATTCTTGTACAAGGGTAGGAGTTGATACTGCCCCCGAAGTCTGACCTACTACTTCTTGACTTGTTGTAAAAGTATGGAACTTACCATCTGTTGCACCAATGTGTGCAAGTTGTAGGATAGCATCTGAATCAGACCAGTCAGTAACCTCACCCTTCATTGTATAGGTGTCAAATATTTGTTGTACTTCTTCACCAACAGAATATCCTGCCGCTGAATCCATAGTCAACGAAATCTGGAATGCAGATTCTTCTTCAACTAGTTGAATTGATTCAATACCAGTATCAAAGTCTTCATCATTGTATTCAAACAATTCACACTGCATACGGAATGTGGGTAGTTGACTCAATTGATAGAACGGAGTTTCTGTCTCTACTCTACGAATTTCAAATATAGAATTAGACAGAGTTAAATAGATTAAGTCCCCTTCACGAGGACGGAAGTTTGCTTCGGATAATCGTGAACCTACGAGATTCTTCCATCTTTTTCTGGAAACAATAAAGTTTGCTTGGTCTCGTAACTCAATACCGAATTTAGTAAATAGGTCACCCTCACCATCAAACGCTTCGGTATTCTCAATATACATTTCTACTTTATATGAAGAACCAAAACGTGACGGAACATCATCAAGAAAGACCGAATCTTTGTTAACGATTTCTCGTGGGAGATAGTATACGTCCTGTCCATACATCTTGAGGGCTTCAATAATGATGTCCTCATAGACACTTTGTTCAGAACGAACACCTTGTTTGAAATACGGGTTCGTTGCCATTTAATTATCCCACAAAGAAATCTGGTGGTGTATCATATTCATTATATATTCTCTGACGAACTACTTCAATCTCTTGACGTGCATCTTCTAGTATTTGTCTACCGTTCAACTGAACACCGCCAGGCAATACCATTCCTTCAAATTTAATGAGGTTCTGACCCCACTGTTCTTTGATAAGTGCAGTTGCATATTCTTTCAAGAAGATATTATTATATATTCTACCATTGACATTTGCATCAGTTGTGAAATACATTTCCATTAGAATCTTATCACCTACTTGCAAATCACCTTTAGTACCAGATATATCTCCAAAGATGTTCAAGGTGTTACCTGCTCTGGTAAATTGAATCTGGGGAGTACCACTTAGTTTTAAATCAATAGTAGAAAGATATTGTTGCATTTGTTCATAGTATGCAAGGTCTCCAATACCAGTATTTAAGTCCCACATGTCGTTAAGACGCATCTGATACTTGTCATCAAAGAAGTTAACACTTTCGGTCTGACTATCAATTGGGAACACACGAACAACATTTAGAATATTATTGATGTCACTAACGCCTGGGAGTCCGTCATCATCAAAGTCAATATATCCACGGTCAATGACTGCTTGTGTCATTGTAAATGGGACATACGCACGGAAACTACCTTCTGCACCATATTCATTAAACAATTGCAATGCGTCATTAACACGGTCATCAATCTGTTCGTCATCCACATTAATTTCAATAACGGGATAACCTAACCTACGCAGACAATAGTCTATAAATTCACTTCTAGATTGTATTCTTGTATATGCCATTTATCTATTTATCCTTAGTTTAACAGAGTGCCTGCATTATTGTATACATTGATTCTATAGTAAGCACCGTGTTGACCATCAAGTAAGTCAGCGTCTAATCCAGTTCCAGTGCCGTCAACAGTCTTGATTGCAGTCATTAATTCTGCGGCAGTTGAGTATGTCTCACTGAATGACATTACACCAGTACCACTATTATATGATAAGTCTCCGCCAGCAGAGATAAGACCTCTTACTTCACCATCTGTTCTTTCGGTGAATGATACCACACCAGTCGCAGAGTCATATGATAAATCACCACCTGCACTAATCTTACCACGAATCTCTGTGTCACTCGGCCCTGTATAGGTAATCACACCAGTACCAGAGTTATATGAAGCAGAACCAGCACCGCCAGCGTCTGTCAATGAGATTGAACTTCTTGCGTTTGCGGTAGTAAACTTAGTTACACTAAATTGACCAGTACCACTATTATATGTAAGGTCTCCACCCGCAGAGAACATTGCACGAATCTCTGCACTCGTATGTTGTGCAGAATCGGTGAATGAGAATTGTCCAGTTCCAGAGTTATAACTTAAATCACCACCTGCGGAGAATAGTCCTCTAATATCAGCAGGACTTCTATCCGATTCAGTAAATGACATTACACCAGTACTAGAGTTATAACTTAGGTCTCCACCTGCACTGATAGCACTTCTTGCTCTTGCGGTTGTGTGATAGAGATTAGTATTCTCTGTCAAGTCCGCAGTAGTGAATGGGTCAAGAGTAAGGACATCAGAGAAGTCACTACCACTTGTATTGATTGTAAGTGTTCCGTTTGAACTATCAAAGTCTAC